CGCCTGCCGAACTTGCGTGGGATCGTGCCAAGAAAATGTTGGCCGAGTCCGATTGGTCTGTCTTGCCGGATGTCCCCATGACTTCCGGTGACCGTGCGCTGTGGATTGAATACCGCCGTGCGTTGCGCGATATTCGTCTGCACCCGGACTTCCCCAACATGGCATGGCCTGTTCGCCCTGAGTGAACAAGTACACGATCCGGTTCAATAAGTCACGCGGACAACCGGGTCGTGGCTCCATGCTCCATGTCTGGCGCGTGTTTGAGAACGGGCGGGAGATTCTGGCGAAACATGTCAGGGTCGAAACCCGGTCGTGGACTGAGTTGGATACCAACGGGCAGGACTACAACATTGCGTGCCGTGGGCGCATGATGTTCTTTGAGGACACCGATACGGTGGTGATCGTGGAGTGAGCATGGAAGAAACCAAACCCGCTGAGACAGCCAAAGAAGTTGCCGGTAAGTCAATCGGCAGGTTTGGTCTCTTCTACATCACCCTGATCGTGCTGATCGGGGTGGGCTCCTCCTATTTCCTGTCTGACTCTGCCATCACGGCTGTGATGACGATGATCGGCGGTGCCCTGGTTGCGCTCATCAACATGATGAACGGCATCGCCGGTACGGCAGAGAAGCAAGAGAAGCCCGAGTTCAAGGTCATTCAGACTCTGATCGACAAGTTGGACCGCCTGGACAAGCCCGAGCAGCCCATGAAGGTGACTGTGCAGGGTGACAAGGTGACGGTTACCAAGGGCGACGATGTGGTCACAGCCACGAGGGAGTAAACATGTTTGAGATTCTTGGTGGTGGCCTACTGGGCAGCATCTTTGGCGGCCTGTTCCGGCTTGCACCGGAAGTCCTGAAGTTCATGGACAAGGGCAACGAGCGCAAGCATGAACTGTCGATGTTCACGCTCCAGACCGATCTGGAGAAGATGCGTGGCCAGTTCAAGATGGAAGAGCGATACGTTGACTACAGCGTCAACCAACTGGATGCCATCAAGGAAGCCTTCAAGGAGCAGGCCACAACTGCCAAGGAAGCCGGATGGTTTGTGGCAGCGATCTCTGCCCTTGTCCGCCCCGGCATCACCTGGGCGCTGTTCTTCATGTACGCCACGGTGAAGGCGGCTGCAATCTACATGGCGTTCCAGACTGGTGGGCATTGGTCTGAGGTGATGACCCGTGTGTGGGATGCAGACGACTTTGCCATGCTCAATATGTGCCTGACGTTCTGGTTCGTTGGAAGAAGCATTGAGAAGTACCAGAAGTGACCACGGAAGCCATCCGTATCGCACGGGAGACGCTGTGCAAGCCCTTTGAGGGTTACGCCAAGCGCCTGCCGAACGGTGACTGCAAAGCCTATCCCGATCCGGGTACGGGTGGGCATCCTTGGACGATTGGCTACGGCAGCACCGGCCCCGAGGTGACGCCCGATACGGTTTGGACACTACAACAGGCCGAAGCCTCCCTGGACAGCCACCTGCTGCACTTCTCCGTTGGCGTCATCAAACTATCGCCAATACTGATCAAACAACCCGCTCGACGCCTTGCCGCCATCATCAGTTTCGCGTATAACTGCGGGCTAGGAAATTACCGCATCTCCACGTTGAAGAAGCGTGTAGACGCTCAGGACTGGGCGGGTGCGTGCGAGGAAATCGTCAAGTGGAACAAGGCCGCAGGGCGCGTATTGAGGGGGTTAACCCTTAGACGCGAAGCCGAAGCGGCACTGCTGAGATAACCATGCCGCTCAAGAAACTCACTCTCAAGCCCGGTGTAAACAAAGAGAACACCCGCTATACCAACGAGAACGGGTGGTATGAGTGCGACAAGGTACGCTTCCGCCAGGGTACTCCTGAGAAGATTGGCGGGTGGACCCGCATCTCTGCCAGTACGTTCCTTGGTGTCTGCCGTTCCCTTTGGAACTGGGTAACGCTCCAGAGTGAAAACCTGATTGGCGTTGGCACCCACCTGAAGTTCTACATTGAGCGTGGCGGCGCATACTTCGACATCACGCCGATCCGTGCGACGACTACGCTGGGCACCAATCCGTTTACAGGTAATGGCACCACGACGGTTACGGTGACTGCCCCGTCTCACGGCGGCATCACGGGTGATTTTGTTACGTTCAGTGGAGTGACTGGGACTTACGCCTCGGTGCTGAACGCCGAGTTCCAGATCACCGTCGTTAACGTCAACTCCTACACCATCACCACTCCTTCGGTTATCGCCGCAGGCGCAACTGGCGGATCGGCGGTCTCCGCCGCTTATCAGATCAACGTCGGCCCCGAGATTGAGGTTCCGCTGACCGGATGGGGCGCGGGAGCATGGGGGACGGGTTCGTGGGGTATTGGTGTTCCAAGTACGACACGCACATCCATTCGTCTTTGGAGCCAGGGCAATTTTGGCGAAGACCTGATCTTTGGCCCTCGGCGTGGTCCTATGTACTACTGGGACAACACTAGCGGTGTAAACACTCGGGCGGTAGAACTGTCCACGTTGTCCGGCGCAAACGCCGTTCCGGTCATTCAAAACAAAATCTTCATCTCGGACATCAACCGCTTCGTGTTTGCACTGGGATGCAACGAAATTGGCTCCTCGGTTATCGACCCCATGCTGATCCGGTGGTCGGACCAAGAGAGTGCAGTTGACTGGACCCCTTCGGCGACCAATCAGGCGGGCAGTCTTCGGCTTTCAGACGGTAGTGAGATCATCACCGCCATCCAAGCCCGTCAGGAACTTGTGGTGTTTACTGACTCAGCCGTTTACTCCTTGCAGTACCTTGGGGCGCCGGAGGTTTGGGGCGCTCAGATTCTGGGCAGCAACATCTCCATCCTCAGCCCCAACGCCCTTGCTATTGGTTCTGGCAGGGTGTACTGGATGGGTGTGGACAAGTTCTATGCTTACGATGGTCGCGTACAGACCCTCAAGTGCGATTTGCGCCGCCATATCTTTGGGGACTTCAACCAATCTCAGGCAGGTCAAGTCTTTGCCGGAACCAATGAAGGCTTCAATGAAGTCTGGTGGTTCTACTGCTCGGCCAACTCCACTACCGTGGATCGGTACGTCGTCTATAACTATCTAGAGGAAATTTGGTACTACGGCACCCTGGCCCGGACGGCATGGCTTGACTCGGGTTTGCAAGACTACCCGATTGGGGCAACGTACCTGGGCAATCTTGTGCAGCACGAGAACGGCGTAGATGACAACTCGACTGGTACTCCAGCGGCCATCAATGCATACATCGAGTCTTCCGAGTTTGACATCGAAGACGGGCAGAACTTCGGCTTTGTCTGGCGCATGCTGCCCGACGTGACGTTTGTAGGTTCGACGGCAAACAATCCGTCGCTGACCATGACGCTGATCCCCATGAAGGGAGCGGGCTCTGGATTTAACAACCCTCAGTCTTTGGGTGGGTCGAGCAGCGCGGCGGTCACGCGGTCGGCAACTGTTCCGATTGAGCAGTTCACCAACATCGTTTACATCCGGGTGCGCGGGCGGCAGTTGATTATGAAGGCTGAGTCCACGGCGCTTGGCGTGACGTGGCAGTTGGGTTCTCCCCGTATCGACGTTCGGATGGATGGCCGCAGATGACACTGCTTGTCGAAAATGTCACCGTACCTGCGCCGCCCAATCTTCCCCTGGCACCTGGGGATTATGACTCTCGGTATCAGGAGCAGTTCAACAACGTCCTGCGTCTGTACTTCAACCGTTTAGACGCAATACTGAGGGGTCTCGTGACTACAACCCTGCCCATTCCAATCTCTATTGGCGGCACCAACACGGATGCCTTTGGGCGGCTGCGGGTCAGTCAGCCCTACACGCTCTTCGACTCTCAGCAACGCTACGCTGCGGACAACCAGTTCGACACGAGCACGGTCAACGGCGCTTCAACTTCGTTCTTGACTAATGAGTCTTCGGTGCTGATGTCGGTGGACAGCACCACCAACTCGGAAGCCGTGCGGCAGACGTTCCGCTCCATGTCCTACCAGCCGGGCAAGGGGCTGTTGGTGCTTGCCACCTTCGCCATGAATACGCCCACGGCCAACATCCGGCAGCGTGTGGGGTACTTCAACACCCAGAACGGCGTGTTCTTCCAGGCCAACGGCACCACGCTGTCGATGGTCATGCGTTCCGATTCTCTGCCTACGCCGGGAACGCCGAGCGATGTCCGCACCGTCAATCAAGCCGACTGGAACGGCGACAAGTTGGACGGCACCGGGGCATCCGGCCTCACGCTCGATCCGAGCAAGACGCAGATTTTCTGGTGTGACTTTGAATGGTTGGGTGTGGGCTCGGTGCGTACCGGGTTCGTGATCAATGGCCAGTACATCGTCTGCCACACGTTCAACAACGCCAACGACATTGGCTCGGTCTACATGACCACGGCCATCCTGCCGGTGCGGTACGAGATCAAGAATCTGTCCAACGTCACCACCGCGAGCATGAAGCAGATTTGCTCGACGGTCATCTCTGAGGGCGGGTACGAGCAGTATTCCCCGAGTCACTTGGCGCGACGCACGACCAAACTCAGCAACATCCAACTGACGTTCAAGCCCATCGTGTCGATCCGTCTGGCGTCTACGGCGCTTGGCGCAGTGGTGCTTCCTGGCCGGATGCAAATACTTCCCATCGCAAGTCAAA